AGAATAACACTTGATGATTTAACCTTACAGGGAGGTGTTCAAGGTTATGGTGGTCAAACAATGACCAACATTACTATTGTAGATTCTGGTAGTGGATATAGTGTTAATGATATCATCAGAGTTGATGGTGGAAATAATGACATGTACTTCAAAGTCATGGTTGTTGCTACTGTTGCACAAGCAACTGCAACTGCAACTGTAAGTGCTTCGGGCATAGTTAGCGGAATTACAATCACAAACCCAGGAGATGGTTATACATCTGCGCCTACCGTTACAATCGACTATTCACCTAAGGACAATAGAGCAGAGGTCAAGTCTTGGAATAGTTCTACAAGAGAACTACAAGTCATCAACAGAACTGGAGTATTCACTACTGCAGAGACTGTTACTGGTCTCACGTCAGGTGCAAAGTGGAGTCCTGAGTCTTATGATCAGACACTAGCACTAAATAATACTAACTCAACGTATGATCAAAGTTATACCATTGAATCTGAATCCGATGATATTCTTGATTTTACTGAAATAAATCCTTTTGGTGAATTCTAATGTTAGGAACTTATTACTACCACGAAATATTACGAAAAACTGTTGTTGGATTTGGTACTTTATTCAACAATATTGAACTAAAGCATTATGATGCATCTGGTAATATTGTAGAGGCACTTAAGGTTCCTCTATCATATGGTCCTACCCAAAAGTTTTTAGCTAGGATTCAGCAGCAAGCAGATCTAACTGCTAGAGATGTTGCTATTACTTTACCTAGAATGTCTTTTGAGATTACTGGTCTTCAGTATGACCAATCAAGAAAGGCATCTCCACTGAAGTACACTTCTTCAGATAGCTCTGCAACAACTAAGATAAAGCAGTATTTACCTGTACCATATAATGTCTCTTTTGAGTTATCAATTTACTCAAAAAATCAAGACGATGGTCTGCAAATTATTGAGCAAATTTTACCATACTTTCAACCATCTTTCAATATTACTTTGAAGATGGTCCCCGATATTGATGAAAAGCGTGACGTGGCAATTGTTCTCAATAACATTGGATATAGAGATGAGTATGAAGGTAATTTTGAAAAACGACAGGTAATTGTATGGACTTTACAATTTACTGCAAAGACATATCTCTTTGGTCCTACATCAGACAGTTCTGTTATCAGATCTGCTATTGCGAGTATCTATGGAGATACAGATCAAGCAACAGCAAGAAGGGAAGTCACATATACTGTTGTTCCTAGAGCAACAACAGATCAGAATAGTGATGGTGTTGTTAATCAGATTGATACTCAACTACTGGAAGATTTTGATGATCAGGACTTTGGATTTAGTACATCTGCCACTTACAATGGATTCTAAACATGCAAAATTTCGATGATATTAATAATACATTTGATGTAGATGGAGAGATTATCTCTACTACAAAATCCGAGATGATCAAACCAGAACAAAAAGATGAAGTTAATAAAGATTATGAATACACTCGGGGAAATCTATATTCATTGATTGAGAAAGGTCAAGAAGCGGTTGATGGTATTCTTGAGTTAGCGCAAGAATCAGAATCACCAAGAGCGTATGAAGTTGCTGGTCAGTTGATCAAGAGTGTATCTGATGCAACGGATAAACTAATTGATTTACAAAAGAAAATGAAAGATTTGGGTGAAGATAAATCTGGTCCAACTCATGTAACTAATAATGCACTGTTTGTTGGTAGCACCGCTGAACTCCAGAAGATGCTCAAGCAAACAGTAAAAGATATTAACAATAAATAATAGAAAACAGTTAGTTTGATGGACAATCCACTACATCAGGATTTAGTATCTCTTATTGAAAAGAGAATCCAATCTAATGGATATGTTTTCACGGTGGAATTTATTTACCGTGGAAAAAGGAAGTACACTCAGTTATTCTATTCTCAGGGTGGATCTGTAAACAGAGCAATGATTGAGGATGATCTAAAGAAGATTTATCCAGAAGCATCTTTGGTTATTTTTAGAAAGTCTGAGTTTGCTCCTGGCAATCCTTTAATTATTATGAGAGAGGAAAAAGAATGTGGTGAGAAGTATTGTCGCTTGTGTGAGAAGCGCGAGAAGCGTTCTAAATGCGCTTATGGTGGTGCGATGTGGGATCGCTACACAGTAGACGATGTAGACGATTCTGAGCGGGCTGAGGCAGCATCAGAGTCTGGCATCACAGAAGGTGCAGCATGGACAAAGAAATCAGGAAAGAATAAAGAGGGTGGTCTCAATGAGAAGGGACGTAAGTCCTACGAAAGAGAAAATCCTGGTTCTGATCTAAAAGCACCTTCAAAGGAAGTTGGCAATCCTCGTCGTAAATCTTTCTGTGCCAGAATGTCTGGTATGAAGAAGAAACTTACTTCTTCAAAAACTGCTAACGATCCCGATAGCAGAATCAATAAGTCCCTTAGAGCTTGGAATTGTTAATAAGGAGGTAAGTCATGGCACAATGGAACAAAGACGCTCAAGCATATAGAGCACAGGACACAACAAACTTTGAAGTTGTGATGCTTGCCGATGAAAACGGCAATCCACTCAACAGTTATGGTGCTGCGGCTAACATTCCTATTGCTGCTGGACTGTTAGACGGATATTCACACATCAATAAGTTTGGATATAGAACATCATTTGCTTCTACATATCAAGCAATCTGGGACGGAACTACAGCATATCCATATATTGGAACTGCTGGACCAGCAACAGTAACTTCAGGAAGTGGTAGTGATGCTGGTGCTGTAATCACAGTATCTGGATTGGATGAAAATTATAATGATGTTTCAGAAGACCTCACTATTGGAACACCTGGAGCAGTAAATTTTATTCGTATCTTTAGAGCATTTGTAAAGACACCAGCAGCAGGACAAACAACAAATGTAGGTCAGATTTCCGTATCAGTTGATAGTGCTGATAGAGCATTTATTTTAGCAGGAGCAGGACAAACGCTAATGTCAGTTTATACCGTTCCTGCTGGCAAAACTGCCTACCTTATGAAACTCCAATGTTCTGTTGATAAGCAGAAAGATTGTATCTTTAGATTTGTAGTAAGACCTTTTGGTGGAGCATTCAACACCAAAGCACAACTAGGAACATTTGCTACACCTATGAATTATGACTACCCAGTTCCTTTGAGGTTTGAAGAAAAAACTGATTTAGAAGTTCAAGCAATCTCTGGTAATACTATGGGTGGTGGTGCTACTTTTGATTTGATCCTTGTAGATAACTAAAATGGCAAACACTAACTACGTCAGACGCGACACTAACAACGATCCAGATGATCCTCAACCAGGATTTACAACTGTTAATCAGTTTTCTGGTACTGAGGGTTGGAGCACTGTGACTTACAGAGATTATAATGCAGATTACGTTCCAAGAAATAAAGATAATACTGTGAGAACTCCTGGCACATACCAGGCAAGAAATTCAGACAACAGCCCCAGAACTCCACAACCATATCAAAGACACGATAAGGACAACAACCCAATTACTACTTGATTTTTTATTTTTATGACTGATGGAATATATCTTGGTAATCCCAATCTAAAAAAAGCAAATGTCCAGATTGATTGGACGCCAGAAAAGATTGAAGAGTTTATCAAATGCAAAAGCGATCCAGTTTATTTTGCACTAAACTATATTAAAATTGTTTCTCTTGATGAAGGTCTTGTTCCTTTCAAGATGTATCCTTTTCAGGAAAAACTTGTAAACAATTTTCACAACAACAGATTCAACATCTGCAAGATGCCACGCCAGACGGGTAAGTCTACAACGTGTGTGTCTTATCTTCTACATTATATTGTTTTCAATGATAATGTTAATGTAGCAATCCTTGCTAACAAAGCATCTACTGCTAGGGATCTTCTCGGTAGGTTACAACTTGCATACGAAAACTTGCCAAAGTGGATGCAGCAGGGTATTCTAGTATATAATAAAGGCTCCATGGAGTTGGAGAATGGATCAAAAATTATCGCCGCATCTACTTCTGCATCTGCTGTCCGTGGTGGCTCCTATAATGTCATCTTTTTGGACGAGTTCGCATTCATCCCGAATCACATTGCTGATGACTTCTTTGCCAGTGTTTATCCTACTATCTCGTCAGGTAAGTCTACAAAGGTAATTATTGTTTCTACCCCCAAGGGTATGAATCACTTCTACCGCATGTGGCACGATGCGGAAAGAGGAAAGAATGAGTATGTCCCTACCGATGTTCATTGGTCTGAAGTCCCAGGTAGAGATGATGTATGGAAAGAACAAACGATTGCTAACACATCTGAGACACAATTCAAAGCAGAGTTTGAATGTGAGTTTCTAGGATCTGTTGATACTCTTATCAGTGCAGCAAAACTAAAATCACTAGTATACGAATCACCCAAGAAGAGAAACAAAGGGTTTGATGTATACGAAGATCCACAGAAAGACAGGGATTATGTAATCACTGTTGACGTAGCGCGGGGTGTCGGTATCGACTACTCCGCATTTGTTGTGGTTGATATTACTTCTTACCCACATAAGATTGTGGCAAAGTATAGGAACAATGAAGTAAAGCCAATGTTGTTCCCAAGCATCATATATGATGTCGCAAGAGCATACAACAACTCATGGGTATTGTGTGAGGTAAATGATATTGGAGATCAAGTTGCATCCATTCTTAATTTTGATTTGGAATATGAAAACGTTCTGATGTGTGCAATGCGCGGACGTGCAGGACAGATTGTAGGTCAAGGATTTTCTGGTACTAAGACACAGTTAGGTGTCAAGATGTCAAAGGCAGTGAAGAAGGTTGGTTGCTCAAATCTAAAAACATTGATTGAGGAAGATAAACTTTTCTTCAATGATTATGAAATCATCAGTGAGTTGACGACATTTATTCAAAAGCACAATTCCTTTGAGGCGGAAGAAGGATGTAATGATGACCTTGCAATGTGTTTGGTTATTTACTCTTGGTTAGTTGCTCAAGATTATTTTAAGGAACTAACAGATCAAGACGTTAGGCAACGTTTATATGATGAGCAGAAGAATCAACTAGAACAAGATATGGCACCTTTTGGATTTATTCTAGATGGTACAGAGGAAGACTCTTTTGTTGATGCCAATGGCGATAGATGGCACACAGATGAATATGGTGACATGGCACACATGTGGGAATATCGCTAAGAAGCTGCAAATTATAAATATTTTTAGATTATCAATCATGACACTTCTTAGGGAGACAAAAAAATGGTAACTAAGTTAGCTTCTCCAGGCGTATTAGTTCAGGAGAAAGATTTTACAAGAGGTGGGATTGATCCTTCATTCATTAACTTTGGCGCTATCGCAGGTGTTTTTGAGAAGGGTCCTATCGGTGTTCCTACACTGGTAACCACAGAATCTGAGCTTCTGGATATCTTCGGAAAACCAAATGATAGCAACTACGAGTATTGGTTCTCAGTTTCAAACTACTTAGAGTACGGCGGAATTGCTTACGTAATCAGA